GCTCAGATTGGTAGTTCTGGTGACTATGCTCAGATTGGTAGTTCTGGTGACTCTGCTCAGATTGGTAGTTCTGGTGACTATGCTAAGATTGGTAGTACAGGTAAACACTCTATTGTTATGGTAGCTGGCAACAATTCTGTTGCTAAGGCTAAAACTGGAAGTTGGATAACACTTGCAGAATGGGATTGTATTGATGGAGATTGGATTCCTATCTGTGTAAAAACAGAGCAAGTAGATGGTGAACGTATCAAGGCTGATACCTTCTATAAACTGGTTAATGGTGAATTTAAGGAAGTAGAGGAATAGTATGACACAGAAAGATTTATCTCTGGTGTACGCTTTGAAAGAGTATGCCAGAGTAAATGGGAAAGGCGGTCCTATCATTGAAGATAAGAGGTGCTTTAGGCTTGACGACATCAAGGCAGCTTTCAACGCAGGGCGTGAAAGCGTAGTGGAGAGTTTGCCTGAATTGGAGTGGAAAGGGTATGCGCCTTTCATACATGCAGATACTCCTATTGGTAGATATAATATCGACCATTTCGGAATATGGTTATTACGCTTTAACGGAAAGGAAATTCCACTCTCTACTGGTAGCTCTTTAGAGGAAACCAAGCAGGCTGCAAACGAACACTATAAGAAACAAATTAAACAAGCATTGGGGGTATGAGCAAAAAAAAGAGTGCCCTGTAAGCACTCCCGAAGATTGGCTTAACCTACTTTTGGTTTCACCAAGAAAGAGAAAAACTGACTATTCTTAGGATAGATACGCTTCCCATTCTTTACGATGTAACGGCAAAAGATTCTAATCAAGCCGTCTTCTTGCAAATTGCTCATTCAAAACACCTCCTTTCTTGTTTGCGTCCAACCTGTATTGGAACGCTCGTTGCACTCTACCAAAGTGCAACAAAAAAAGCCCACAACTTACAGGATTGCAGGCTTAATCTCTTTTTGCGAGACGAGGACGGTGATTTTTGGTAGCTCACCGAAAGGAGGATGCCTCCCATGAACAATTTGCGATGCAAAGATAGAAATTAATAAATAATGAAACAAACAATTTAAGTTTTTTAAGTCGTAAAAGTTAAACAATTAACAAAACGATACCTAATAGTTACGAACGGAATCACGATAAATAACAGGCAATATATCTTTCTCGAAACAAGCGAGGAAGTAGATTGCGACAAGTGCGATTTGTACGAGCAGGGTGGTTGCAAGAACAGTGTAATATGCGAATCTTTCCACTACCTGCTACATGGTAGTGAGGGATGTGGAGTGTTTAAGGAACTTAAAGAAGAAAAGTAACATGAACAGAGAAATTAAATTCAGAGGTAAATTAGAGTATAATGGCAAGTGGATATATGGAGACTTGCTTCAGTACGAAAACGGAGACGTAGCCATATTTAGAGATAAATTGTCGTCTTTTGGCTGCGAGTGTACCGAAATGTCGAAAAGAGACCGTGTAATCCCCGACACAATCGGGCAGTACACGGGACTGACAGATAAAAATGGGGTTAAAATCTTTGAGGGGGATATTGTGAAAGGCGTAAGTCATAAATCTGACAGTTGTATAAGTGAGTTGATACCATTCGATGTAATTGGAGTTGTGGAGTATCATAAGGAATATCAAACATTAGAAGTTCGTACAAGACAGGCATTCCTACACATTGAAGTTGCTATAAAAGGTGAGGTTATCGGTAATATCCACGACAACCCAGAATTAATGAAGTAAAGCGTATGAAGACAAAAGAGTTAAGGGAACAGTTTTGCAAGAGACATGGTATCGCATATACAGAAGATACAGATGGAGTCTTTTGTAATCTTAGGAATTATACTTTTGAAGAAATCTGTGAATTAATTGGCGTATGAAGAAGATAATGTTTTCAGATAAGTTCTGCCTTACGCAGGCAGTGCTTAGTGGTAGAAAGACAATGACAAGGCGAAAATTCACCCTGACATTAGACAAAAATGTAGATGGTGAACTAATTCGAGTATATCCGTCAAAGGTCTTTTTTGACAATGGTAAATGGCTCTTTGATTACGAGGGGAGAATTTATAATCTTCCAAAAGAAAACTATCCACGTTATGGGGTTGGTGAAGTTGTAGCTATAGCACAAAGTTACAATGATATTGGTAAACTGGAATACGACAAGTTCGGGAAAGGCGTTGCAGGGAATAGTAACAAGATGTTTGTGCGTGCCAACTTGATGCCCCACCATATCAGAATTACAGATGTTAAAATTGAACGTTTGCAGGATATATCAGTTGATGATATACTGAGTGAGGGCGTTTGGCAATTTTATGACAACAAGAACTTGTTTTATGTTTCCAAAAATATAGGATACGCCCCTGACGTAGCCTTCCTAAGTGCACGTGAAGCATTTTGGTATCTCATCGACAATATCAGTGGTAAAGGTACATGGGAGAGTAATCCGTGGGTGGTAGCATATAGTTTTGAATTAGTTGATTAAAAGTAAATGAATTATGAAAATAAAGAATGAAGCGGAACTGTTAGATAAGTTCTGTGATAAAACCCACATAAAAGAGATACTTACTGAACCTTTTTTCAACACGAACTACAATGAGGTTTGGAGTTCTGATGGAGTTGTCCTTATTCGGATAAATCCAAAAGCTCTTACTAATGAATATCCCAAAAAGAAGTTAGGTTTTCCAAAGTTAGAGAGTGCTTGTAATAAGAAAATCACTTTAGAGGCTGTCAATCAAGCATTGGATGAGTGTCCTAAAATTGATGAAGAAATTGTCATCCAAGATGCAGTTGAGTGTGAAGATTGCAACGGAAGTGGCTATGTTACTTGGGAGTATATGGACATTCACGGACATACACACGAACATGAATCTGATTGCCCAGTATGTGATGGTACTGGAGAGATTGAGCCCGAAAGAACCAAGAAGACAGGAAAGCAGATTACAGATGAAGATGCCGTTATAAATATTGGCAACGCTTGCTTTAGGGCAAGGATTATTAGTAAACTAAAGTTTGCACTGGATTTCCTTGGAATAAACTCTGTTAAGTTAACATATAACCCTAATAGAGCAGCTAATGAATTTGTTTTAAACGATGACATACGCATTATCCTAATGCCCATGCTTAGTCCATGGGATGAGTATGATGCAGCAGTAAAATTAGTTGATTAGCGTATGGAACATACTCACGCAAGCCTCTTTTCGGGTATTGGTGGAGCAGAACTCGCTGCCTCGTGGATTGGCTGGACTAATGTGTTTCATTGTGAAATACAAGAGTTTCAACGGAAAGTTTTAGAGTATTGGTTTCCTAATAGTATTTCTTATGAAGACATTACAAAAACAGATTTCACCGAATGGAGAGGACGCATTGATGTTCTCACAGGAGGATTCCCTTGTCAGCCATTCAGTGTTGCAGGTAAGCGAAAGGGAGCGGAAGATAACCGCTATCTCTGGGGCGAGATGTTACGAGCGATACGGCAAATTCAGCCCACTTGGGTTGTTGGTGAAAACGTTAATGGAATCCTCTCAATGGTACAGCCCTGTAATGCGGTTAAAGTGGGACGCACGGATGATTTATTCGAAGAGAATTACATATATAGAACAGAGCAACAATTCACTATTGATGTCATCTGTGAAGACCTTGAGCATGCAGGATATTCAGTCCAGCCGATTGTTATTCCGGCTTGTGCCGTCGGAGCTCCACACAGACGAGATAGGGTGTGGATTGTTGCCCACCGTACAGACGCAAGGGCTGAAAGTTTGCAACAAGGAGGGCAAAACGGAATTTCTGAATTTGGAGTTGTTGCCCACGCCAAAGGCGCGCGGGAATTGTTCGGTAAACAGGAACAAATTCAATCTGACCGACAAAATTGCAGAATTGACAAGTCCGACTTCCGATGCTTCCCAACTCAATCCCCTATTTGTAACAGAGATGATGGGTTATCCTTTAGAGTGGCTGACCTTACCATTTCTTTCGCAAAATGGCGAAGCAAAAGCATCGAAGCGTTAGGAAATGCGATTGTTCCACAGGTTATTTATGAAATTTTTAAAAGCATAATAGAGGTAGAATATGAATGAAGTGTGGAGAGACATTCCGGAATATGCTGAATTATATCAAGCATCTACATATGGAAATATAAGGCGTAAAGACAGGTTTGTCACAAATAATGGAACCATTTGTGTAAAACATGGAAGAACAGTATCGCAATCTAAATCTTCTAAAGGGTATATGCGAGTTAGGCTTTTCTTTAATGGAAAGAAAAAAGAGGAATTAGTACATAGACTTATTGCTAAGACTTTTATCGAAAACCCTTATGCCTTTCCTCAAGTTAATCACAAGGACGAAAACCCTGCTAATAATATTGTAGATAATCTTGAATGGTGTGACGCGAGGTATAACAACACATACGGAAATAGAATAGCAAAATCTGTTGTAAAGCAAAGTAAGCCTATTATGCAATTCTCTCTTGACGGAAGATTTTTACATTCTTTTCCATCTATTAAAGAAGCAGAACGGCAAACCTTCATATCTGCTGGGCATATTTGTTTGGTGTGCCAAGGGAAGAGACCTACAGCAGGAGGTTTTATCTGGGCTTACAAGTAGCCTCAAGTGGCGTTTGAGATATTTAAAGCTATAGAGAAAATATATAAAACAAACAAACTATGAAAGTAGAATTACAATGCGGTGATACAATCACCATTCCTAAGGGTTGCAAGGCAATCGTTAAGGGTGAGAGTGTAGAAATAGAGAAAGCGCAGAAGTTCAAGGACGGAGATGTGCTTGTTGTGGTTATAGATAATGTGGAATACTCTTTCATTTTCTTTAATACTACTGAGGAACGCTGTTGGCATCACGTCTGTTTGTATCCCGATGGAGAGATTCGCAGGACGTGGTTCTTCTATAGGAGTAGGCTTGCAAACGCTCGTTTTGCCACCGAAGAAGAGAAACGTCAACTATTTGACAAGATGAAAGAAAAAGGATGGCTGTGGAACGCAGAAAAGAAGTGTGTAGAATTGAATCGGTGGAGAGCAAAAGAAGGAGAAACAGTCTACTTCCTGAATCTACATCAAGATGAGAGTATAGTTAGCAAGGGTGTCCCTGCATCTGTAGATTACTTATGGAACACATACAACTACTTCCGTACTCAAGAGCAAACCATTGAAGCCGCAAAGCGTGTTCAAGAAGCCTTGCGCCAATACCACGAGGAGATAGGAGAGTAATCATGGATATTCGTGATATTAAGATTGGGGATAAAGTCTGTAACAAAGAAGACGGATTCCCTATGATAGTCGTAGGGCTTTACTCATCTCTTGCCGACTTGAAGAACGGCACAGTTTACCTTGACTTCGAGGAAAATGAGGGCGATATGTGGGAGGAAGAAGCAAAAGATTTGATACCCTACCACAAAGTTTAATATAAATAAAAATAAGATTATGCAAACAACAGTATTAAAAGAAGTGATTGCGTTCCTATTTGGGCGCAAGTATTATGCTAACATAGTAGCAACAAAAGGGACAGACAAAACAGAAATTTGTTCGTACATGTTCACCAGCAAAGAAGAAGCAGATAAACATCGTGACGGATTAGAGACGACACGGTCTTTCATTTTTATAGAAACAATATCGTTCCGCTCCCGCAAAGAGTATTAAAAGATAAACCGCACATAACCTTTATGTGTAATATATTTGCACTATGATGATGATGAATATTCTCAAAAAGATACAGAACTGGTATTGGTCACTCAGGTTATATGTAATCGTAGACCCTGCAGACAATTCTGTAACACTATCTAAAAAGCTTTTCAGCCATATCCGTAAGTATTCGGATACGGCTGATAAAGCCGTTGTGTTCGTTTTTAGTGTGTCTGACAGCGGATTGTTTGCTTTTATGGTCAATCCAAATATTGAGAAGCCTACACAGCTTTGCGATATACAATACAATGATAAGTACAAGTGTATAGGTTTCGAAACACTCAATCCATCTGTTGGGCGTATCCTTTATGATTACAACTTACCTGCTGAAAGTAAATGCAAGTTGTCTGTTTCGGTAAAAGAAACTAACAACAAACTATATTATCAGATTGAAAAGCCGTCTAAACATGAATAAAGAGATAAAGTATAACGGACTATCGACCGTTCCACCTGACAATACTTGTCAAGATGGAGACTCTGCAATGTTGTTGAACCTCGTTCCTGAAGATGGTGCGTTAAAACCTGTGTCGGCTCCAAAGGTGGTATTCAACCTTGGAGAAAATCACAGTGTTATATATGTACATAAGGCTACAACCTATACACATTATATCATCATTGATACTGCTAACAAGAAACTGCTGTGGACTATAGACGGTAGCAACTTCACTGACTTGTATAGTATAGGCGACAAAGAGTTGTATCAAGTAGTGGGAGTAGGCAACACCCTTATAGCCCTTACAAATGCAGGTATGTTATACTTCCTTTGGAAAGGTAATACTTCTGGCTATCTATTTCTTGGCAATGATATTCCAGAATTACCTATTTCTTTTGGATTGCAGGGTGAGATGCAGCGTACTGATGAGTTTACCCTTGAGTTTGATAACCTTAGCTGGGAAACAAAGACAAAGGAGAATGGATACAGATATAGTAGCTACAATGAGTTCTCCGATGAAAACAAGAAGAAAATAACTTCACAAGTGTTGGCTAAAGTAAACAAATTCATAGCTGACAGGTCAACTAATAAAGGTAAATTCATCTTTCCTTTTCTTGTAAGATATGCCTATCGCCTCTATGATGGTAACCTCATCAGACATTCTGCACCAGTTCTCATGGTGTGTTCTACAAGTTGCGCTCCTATTGTCATGTGGCGGCATCTGTATGGTAAGAATGGTTTGAACAGGGCTGATGTTCGTGTTGTTGGGATGTTACACTCGTTGGACTATGCTGTCATCAAACAGAGTGATATAGACTTACTGAAAGACTGGACTGATATTGTTAAATCTGTTGATATATTTATCTCAAAGCCAATCTATACGTACAATCAGAATGGCGAATGTGATAAATTCTTTAATTACGACGAGTACGGTGATGAGGCGTGGGGATATAGTATTTGCAAACATACTAACCAAGCTGCAGATAAAACTAAATATCCTTTGCGCTATCAAAAGAAAGATATGGGTTACCTATATCAGATGACGTTTGATAAAGATAATCTCGGTGCACGTCCAGGTGGTATACTTGGACTTCCTCGCAAAGACTCTTCGACAGTAAAGGAAGATATTCGTAACTGTTCAAACTTCTACTTTCTCGAAAGTATTAAGATAGAACAGCTTACTACAACACGTACGCTTCTTAATATAGAAGAAGACTATTTGCAATCTCTGGTCAATAGAGAGGTTATGACCGATGATTATGACAGCCACGACAAGATTATACCAAAGTATGCCTTTGGTTATAATGCTCGAGTTAATCTTGCTAATATCAAAAAGAAACTTTTTGAGGGGTTTAATGCTGGAGCGATGTTGCCTTTCACAGACGGATATGTGAAGCATTGGTCTGACGCAGAATCTACAATGTTAGATAGGAAAATATCAATTTCCGTATATGTATATATCAAACAGGATGGAAAAGATATTGTCGTAAATGGTACAGCAGGAGTGTTTGGAGTAAATAATCCAGTGCTATTCATTTACTATCCAAATGCAAATGCTTACAAGGCGGTTGTTAATTATTGGGATTACTTTGGCACTTTTTACGAAGTGCCACTTGAACGGCATGCCTTTCTTAATGGTTCTTTTTATTATGGTGGTTGGAATGACTTAGAAGAAAAGGTGAATAACTTACCATCTGTTTCTACTGATGTAGAAAGGACTATTGAAATACCTAATAAGATATACACCTCCGAAGTCAATAACCCTTTCTACTTCCCTGTCACAGGCATTAATACTGTTGGCACAGGTAGAATTTTGGGAATCGCAACAGCTGCAAAGGCTCTTTCGCAAGGTCAATTTGGGCAGTTCCCACTATATGCTTTCACAGATGAGGGCGTATGGGCTTTGGAAGTCAATTCTACTGGTGGTTACTCTGCCAAACAACCTATCACACGTGACGTGTGTCTATCATCGAAAAGTATCACGCAAATTGATTCTGCTGTTCTATTTACAACTGATAGAGGTATTATGCTCTTGCAAGGTTCACAAGCAATGTGTATCTCTGACGTTCTCAATGGAGAGAACGCTGTACCAATAACTGTGTTACCTAAGATTGATAAAATCTTAGAACATGCAGACTTGTCGAAAGGTACTCTAAGGATATTACCTTTTATGGATTTTGTTCGTGATTGTCGAATGATATATGACTATGAGCATCAACGAATCATCGCTTACAACACCAGCAAAGAGTATAACTGCAATTATGCTTATATATTCTCACTAAAGTCAAAACAGTGGGGAATGATGCAATCCTATATTGCAGATAATGTAAACTCCTACCCTGATGCACTTGCTGTACTTAATGATGGCAGCCTTGTTAATTTCTCTGATGAGACCGACGAGGTATATAAGAGTATCGCTGTGTCACGTCCAATAAAACTTGATGCTTATGACATTCATAAGTCTATTGATACCATCATACAGCGTGGCGTGTTTAAGAAAGGACATGTGAAGTCTATTCTCTATGCCTCTAATGATTTATATAACTGGGTTCCAGTATGGTCATCCACAGACCATTACTTACGTGGGTTTAGAGGAACACCTTATAAATACATTCGTATAGTGCTACTTGCTAATCTTTCAAATAATGAAGGAATTACTGGTTGCTCGGTGCAATTCACACCGCGATTAACCAACCAGCCGAGATAGTTTAGGTTTTTAGTTTATAGGTTAAGATTGATTTTTACGAAAAGGGCAGTTCTACGTGATGTAGCGCTGCCCTTGTTTATTACCATGGTTTTAACTTCCTCCTTACCTTACCCATTCTCGACATAAGAGAAGTGCGTATCTTTATTTTTGTATCTCTTAATTTACTTTCCCAACGCTCTGCACTTTGTGGAAATGTTATGCTCAACCAATCTGACAGGACGCTACACACAAGAAACTCATGTATGTACTCTTCCAACATCTTAACAGTAGTCATTGAAAAGTTGTAAGGAAGTATAAGTTTAATAGTGTATGTATCTGGTTCTTTCAGAATATCATCAAGCACTTCTTCTGCGTCGGGTAATTCTTCTTTTGCGTATGGGTATAGTAACTCCACGCATTCAGCATGAGCTAAGTTAAGAATGCGAGTAACACGATCTATATTGCCGTCTTGAACAATGTCAAACACTTGATGTTTGGCGTGTTCTGTATCTTGTGGCATAATATCAGCCTCAACAAAAGAATAGTTACTGGCATCATATAGCAGTTCCTTGCGTTTGAAAGTCAGCGTTACAACTTTTTTTTGCTGTTCTGATTCATACTGTTTACAACAATTCATAAGCGTCTTTACTTAATAGGTTGGGCGTGTTGGTCGACTCCGCTTATATAGCGCGCGTTTTACATTCTCAAGGCTAACTGTTGAATGCCCAGCATACACCTCTGCATCTTCTTTGTTGGTAATAGCAAACCAATCAGCAAGTGTCATATCAACTAAATAAGAATGTATACCATTACCAAGGCTATCCGCAGAAGCGTTATTGTAATTTGAAGGTAACTTAAAAGCTAAAGTCAATTGCCCATTATTATCAATTTCGCTAATCATACGATTGTTACTCGTACTTCTATCTTCGTAGAGATATTCCCCTAAAAGACTCTTGAGAGAAGAAAAAGCATTTGCAAGGGAACGACGTATCTGATAACTGTTCTCATCATCATCACTTGCTTGCATATTAGATGCAGCCTGATATGGCTTCTTCCCTTCTGCTTCTCTTGCTTGTCCTGTCAGATAAGCTTTGTTTTGAACATCATATATAAGCTCTCTAACTTCTTCGGTGACCGTTAGGTCTTTCTTGTTTTCTGCCATATAGTTTATCTTTAATGTTATTAATCGTATGTTGGACGTACTGGTTTCTTTTTGTAATAGGCTTTACGCATAACATCTTCCATGTCTGTAGCCGCTGATGTTGCATATCCTTCTGCTTCATTCTTATTTGTGAATATATACCACTTACTTGTTATATTCATAACAAAGAAACTAAACAAACTACGCTGCATACTTTCCTTAAGGTTGTCATCAAAGGAATTGGAAACCTCAAGTTCTAATATGTATTCATCATTCTCTTCACGCTCAGAACTTAGTAGCTTTTTTAGACTACCAGCAATCATATTCTTACTCTCATTCCAGAAGCGTTCGAGCATCGTCTTGTCCTCATCAGTTGTAAAGATACGATCGTACGCATCTTCGTCATTATCCATCTTTGCACCTGTATATGAAGTGGTCTTTGCGACTTCTTGATAAACTTCGTTTTTGCCAACTTTAAAAACAACCGTCTTCATACTTCTACCATCTGAATATGTTATAATTAACTCCTATTCCTATATAAGGATGCAAGTCTTTGCCATTACACCCATAACCAATTTGCAAGCCTATACCCCAACGTTTGGGTTTTTCTCGTATATAGTTATTGATTACTTGCGTCTTCTGATAAACAAATATACTATCAAGTTGAGGCTCATATCCACTTACCCACGCTTTATAGGTACTATCTTCGTACACCTTCTGAGTAATAGGAATAACAACCGCTGCGCTGTCACTCCCTACTTGTTCTACAGATTGAGACAAAAGACTATCGTTGTTATCAAACCCTTTAGAAACTTTGTTTGCAACAGGTAAGATATCCGTTCTGTACCTTACGATAAGACTATCCTTGGGAATAGGTTTATAATAAGGTATTGTGTCGTTATAGATAACCGTATCCCTTACCACATCGTAAGTGGGAGTAGATGATTTTATAGGCTTATAGATTAGCGCATAGCAAAGAATAACTATTGCGCTAATCATAAGTATTATTGTAAAAATATTCCTATTCTTCATGACTACAAATTTGAATATTCTTCTTTCGCATCGAAACAAGGGCAAGCCTTGATATACTCGTTAGGGGTTATCTTTCCATCCTTATTCAAGTCTGGAGAGAAATCACGATGTCCCTGAATAACCGCTGTAGGGTACTTCTTATGTAGCATCTTCAGTAGCGAGCGCAAACTTGCTTTCTGTGCGTCCGTGCGGTTATCTATCGGCTTACCGTTAGTATCTATGCCACCAATATAAGCAACATTGATAGAAACAGAATTAAAACCCTTAACGCCATTGCTTACTTTCTCTTCATCAAGAAGCTGTGTAATCTTGCCGTCTGGGCTAACCACGTAATGATAACCTGGATTAACCCACCCTTTACGCCTGAACTCTTGCTTTAAGCCCTCAATCGTCATAGACTGATGGCTTGCGGTACAGTGAACCGCAATGTATTTAATATTTCTCATCTTACGTTAATCGAATTTGGGTTTATTGTCGTTAATATCGACGTGAGCTGTTTTAAGATACTCGCTAAGAAATGGAACTTTGTCAACCACTTTCAAAGTGAGAACATAGTAAACGAAACCTGCCACCTTCCACATGGTAGTGTTTTCAATGAGCATCATTCTCCAGTTACGAACGATATTGGTTGAGTAGAACCAAATCGCTACACCACATAACGCCTTGACCACACCTAAAGTTTCTTCGCCTGCATGGAGAAAATAGCCAGTAATGAATATTGAAGCGGTCATGACAAAGAACAATGCGCAATGATAGAAGAAAACCATTGATTTCTTTAGATTCCACCGTTCGCCATGTTTAAGTCCTGCTACTACTCCAAAGATGTAATTCAGTGTGAAGACTATCAACATTGCATACATAAAATCACGGATAGGAAAAAAAAGGCTTAGCATACCGCTAATGATACTACACGTAACATATTTAAATTGTTCAAGGTAATTCATAATATAACTAAATTTACCAACGTTCTTACTCCGAAGCCTATTGCCACACCACCGACGGTCAGTCCCCAATCGATGATGTCTGCTTTTCCGCCCCACATCTTATCTTTCAATTCTAATGCTGTTGCTATGCCTATGCCTGCATACGCTGCGCAATATAAGCTATTAGCACCAGCACCGATAAGTACACCACCTATAAGGTGTTTGTACCTGTTACTTTCTTTAAGCCATTTAATTACTTTCTTCATCTTGTTTTTACAATTTCTACAAAAATAATATAGGAAAAACGATTGAAAGGTTTATGTTTGTAATTACGATAGTAAAGATAGGATGAGGCTGCCTACTAAAGTGATGTAACATATTCCTTCTGCTATAAATGTAGCATTCTCTTTCCAGTCTTTACGAATAAAGACAAGTGGGAATAGTACCCACAACATGAGTAACCATGGTATGAGCAAAGCTACAACAATCTGACTTGCTAATCCAAAGAGATAACCGCCTACATAATGTAGCACTTTGTTCTCTGTCCTGTAACAAGGCGAAGCAGCTACCATCAACAAACCTACACTCATCATTCCTGCAATATAAGCATGCTTAGGCGGTAAGGCATGAAGAGAAGAGAATAACAAGATTGCTGCCGTCATTGTTGCCCACAACGAGAAGCGAACATCACCTACATAATAACTGAAACTACTCACACTATCTGGCAATTCCTTTGCTTTCTTAGCTGCAACTATTGCCATTGCAACTGAAAACACTACTGATGAAATGATTAAGTAAACCATGACTGCATATCCTTTTTATAAATCATATCCTTTTCTGCCCACCCCTCTGCAAACGTTTTACTTACAAATGAAACAGCTAATAAATAAAATTCCCTCAGCTCCTCCTTTGTATTAAACTGACGATACTTAGGGGCATCTTCCTGTCCGAACTTAAACGTTACAGGCAGATTGCTTCCATCCGTAAGCATACACAAGTCAAAAACTGCTTTGTAGTTAAACTGATTTTCTGCAGATAGATATACAAGGCTTCCCTCGTAGGTAAATCCTGTGAGTATCTTTTCATCAATTAGCTTGTTGACATGTGTGGCTATATCGCCCTTTAGTTCTTCTTCTGTTGGCTTATGTCCATAATCCTTACGCCAGTAGTAGCCGCTTTCGTCATCTTTGCCAAAGCCATAGAACAACACATAATGGTCATCGGATAGCCGTAATAAATTGTCGTTACGTTCCTTGGTTTCGTACACTTTAAAGAATTCTGTGTTCATATTACTACAGTGCTACTACCAGCCTCAACAGAGGCGTTAAAATTAAAATCAGTTCTGCCATAGTTATACTTAATCTCTAATTGATCATTTGAGGTTGAAGAAAAATATTACTTTACTCATTGACCGTTACATTGAATATAGCACTCCTTCCGTTTCTTGTGTGTAAGAGAACTTTTGTTTTCCCTAGACTCTTTGCCACAATTTCAGAAACGACCATATCCCCATGTGACACAATAGCCTCGTCTTGTATAATGTACTTAATAGTACGATCAAAAGAGTTAGGTGTGTCACATAATATCCTATACTTATCTCCAACTCTAAGAGTTACACTCGTCTCCTTTAACACAATAGAATCAGGATACTGATTTCCATCTGACAATGCGTAAACTCTAATCCAGTCACATCTCAACTGAGCATCCTCAATA